GCTACTTGGGGACAACAAACATGGGGTTTCGAGAACTGGGGTACACTCGGTGATCAAACTTTATCCCTAAGTAGCACAAATCTTTCTGCCTCTTTTTCTGTAGGCACAGCAACAATAGACGCAGAACTACAAGTTGGATGGGGTGGAGACACTTGGGGTGAAAATACTTGGGGCGACTTATCAGGAGCCTTTGCAAACCCAACAGGAATTCAAGCTACATTCTCAGTTGGATCAATCACAATAACAGCTGACGCTAATGTTGATGTAACTGGAATTTCTTTAACTGCAACTAATGCAGGAGCCGTTGGTGGTACCTCTGTAGATGTTTTACTTACAGGTCAGCAAATGACTTTGGGTATCGGAGAAGAAGTAATTAATATTGGTGTTCCGGTAACAGGTTCTCAAGCTACAACTTCTGCAGGCCAAACAACTATTGATCCTACATATTTAATTGGTGCTGGATGGGGTAGAGATACATTTGGAAACTTAGGTTGGGGTGTAAATTATTCTGTAATACCTGCTGAAGGAACTGGTATTGAATTAACAACATCTATTGGAGATGAAACTGCATTTACTGATATTGAAGTAACGGTTACTGCACCAGATGCATTACAAATTACTTATGCAAGTCCTTCGTTCTCAATTCAAATTGACCAAGATATATTTGTACTAGCCTCTGAAGATCAGTTAGATGCTGAAATTGGAACTATTGCAGATGTCACGGGTACAGCTACTGTAGATATTACAGGAATAGAACTAACAAGTAATATTGGTCAAGTAGTCGGTGGTACAATTCAAGAGGTTCCAGTATCTGGAATAGAAGCCACTTTAACTCTTGGAAACTTTACTTTAGTCCAGTCTACAAATGAGTCTGTTACAGGACAAGAGCTTACGTCTACTATTGGTGATGCAGAGGAAATACCTGCTCAAATAGTGGGTGTTTCTGGTATACAATTAACATCTAATATTGGTTCCGTAACCGTTACTGGTACTGCTCTTGTAACACCTACAGGCATAGAGTTGACTTCAAGCATCGGTAGCCTTAATATAACAGCATGGGCAGAAATTAATCCTGGCGTTAATAATGTTTGGGGAGAGGTTGATTTAGCTGCCTAACTAAGGTAGAATTAAAATTATTAGGAGAAAAAATTTATGACATCTAGTTACTCAACAGATCTAAAACTTGAATTAATGGTCACTGGCGAAAACGCTGGTACATGGGGTCAAAACACAAACAATAATTTAAACTTAATTCAACAAGCCATCGCTGGGTATGAAGCAGTAGCATTAACTGATGGTGGAACTGTTACTCTTGCTATGACAGATAAAGCTATTTCAACTGCAAGAAACATGGTCATTAAATTTACTGGTACACTTACAGGAGCATCAATTGTTACTATTCCAGATACAATAGAAAAATTTTATATATTTGATTGTTCTGCTGTTAGTGGACCAACTAATTTAACAATTAAAACTGTTTCAGGAACTGGATTTACATTAGATGCTGCAAAAATATATGCTGCATATACAGATGGTACAAATTTAAACGAAATCTCATTAGACACTTTAGGTGGAACAATTGCTGCTGCTAATATTACAGGCACAATTGCAACTTCACAAATTGCAGACGATGCTGTAACTCAAGCTAAGATTGCAGATGATGCAGTAGGTGCAGACCAACTTGCAGCAGACGCTGTAGCAACTGCTTCTATTGTAGATGATGCTGTAACTGCGGACAAACTTGCTGACACTGCAGTTACTCCAGGTTCTTACACAACTGCAGATATAACAGTTGACTCACAGGGAAGAATTACTGCTGCTGCAAGCGGATCAAGTAGTGCAGCAAACTTATTTGGAACATTTGGATCAATTGGACCTTCATCAGGTAACTATACTGCACAACCAGGCACTAATTACATCGTTGCTTACATTGGTGGAGGTGGTGGAGGTGCTGGCCGAACTCCAGGAAACAATCAAAATGGAGGAGCTGGAGGTTTTGCAGTTTACGCAACTCCTATTACACAACCTTATACAAAATCATATTCAATAGGTTCTAGAGGCACTGGTCAACAAAGCCAAGGTGGTGGCGGAAACAGTGGTGGTGCAACTAATTTTGGAACTCCAGCGACGGTAACTGCAAATGGCGGCGGAGGTGCTGGAGGCCCAGGAGGATCAGAAGGAACTCAAGGAACTGTTTCTGGAGAAACATTTGACATGACAAATGTTGGACATTCTACTAAAGGAAACATAATGAACAAAAGTTTTAGAGTAGCTATGGGCCAAGATTTATTTTCTACTTCACCAACAAATTTTGATGATAACAATGCAAGAATATCTATGGGTCAAGGAGGACCTATTGGAAACATTCAAGCAGAAGGTGGCATGGATGGTGGTGCTGGGTTTTTATATATTTACGAAAATTTAGGAAGTTAATTATGGCAAAAATTGTAATGACAACAATGAGTGATGGAGGAGTATACAAAGCATTTCTTACTCAATCAGACTTAGATGCAGCAACAAGAATACTTCAATCATCTTATACAATTGTAGATTTAGCTGATGCAGATTTAATTAAAGTGTTTGAAGAAAAAGCAACTTTTAAAGTTACAGACGGTGTTTTAGGTGTTCAAGATATATCTCCAACACATAGTAAAGAAACATATCAGTTCGCTAAAAAGAAAATTCTTAATGCTCTTAGTATGGCTAGACCTGAAGTAAAAACTTCTTTAGATGATTATTTAAACACTATTCATGCAATTAATATTGACTCTTTAACTATTGATTCTGCAACGTCCTTTGCAGAATACGTAAAATCAATTAACAATAACGTTTATTACGACCACTTGCAAATAGATTAATTTTTGATATAACTCTTTTGTGCAAGAAAGAATTATATGCAAAATTTTGTTGTAATAGATGATTTTTACTCCAAAGAAAATTTTGGTTTAATGTGTAATTTTCAAAGAACGTGTAACATGAAAGGTTTACAGGTTCCTCAAAATATTTACTATCCATCAAGATTAGACGCTTATCCAACTTGGGAATCTAACTCTTTTAACAAAGAAGAAATAGAATATAAAATTACAGAAAAAACTATACTTGAAAAAACACAGTTTAAAATAAATAAACTACAGTCTTTTTTTAGAAAAGTATTAACTTCTGAATTGTTAAAGTCTCCATACAAAGATAGAAAAGAATCATTAATTCATCAGGACCCAGATAACTGTGATTGGGCTGGTGTTATATATTTTGATAGTTTTAGTATTGATGATGGTACAAGACTTTATTCTTACGCAGATCAAATAAAACCAGATGTTATTGTGGGATCTAAACCAAATAGATGTATTTTATTTAAATCTAATTTATTTCATTCTGCAGGTATAGACTGGAATAAAGATTCTAGAACTGTTCAAGTTTTTTTCTTAGAGGTTAATAAAAATGTTTGATAATGTAATAGAGTTTAGTGCTCATGAAATTTACACAAATTTAAAAAGCGAGTATCCCATTCCTGCTAAAAATAATTTACCCGAATGGTTTAAAAAATTAAATCATGACTGGAAAGATAAAACAGTAAAAGGTTGTATGCCTTTTTTAGATTCAATGTCCGCAGGATACATTTTAAAACTGCCTCAAGACTTTTATGTAAACCATAACTTTAATAAAGAAAATGGTGAAAAAGACACTGCGTTTGCATGTCCAATGTCAGAAGAATCTGGTATTTTAAATTTACATTTTGTTAATTTAAACAGACAGGGAAATGAACATCATTCTCCACAACAACTAGAGGGGTCTCCACACCTTAAAAAAAATAATAATCAAGGTGTATTAAAGTTTTTAAATCCATGGAAAATAAAAACACCACCAGGATATTCTTGTTTATTTGTTCCTCCGCTCAATAATTCAGACGATAGGTTTAGTATAATACCAGCTGTTGTTGATACAGATAACTACCCAAGAGAAATAAATTTTCCGTTTATTATAAATGGTGACAAGTATAAAACTTTAGAAACTACTTTAAAAAAAGGAACTCCTTACGTTCAAGTTATTCCTTTTAAAAGAGAAAGTTGGAAGATGAAAATAAAAGGCAAAAAAACTAAACAAATAACAAGGGATCAATTTGGTTTTTCTTTAAAATTTTTACACAAATATAAATCATTACATTGGAATAAAAAATCATGGAAGTAGATAATTTTATTAAAGTATATAATAATGTTTTAGATAAAAAAATTATCTCTAAATTTTTGTTATATGCAAATCACTCTAAACAATTTCAAGATGCTCCAATTGAAACTAAACAAGGAACCATAGTCAATACCGACATCAGAGACGTAAAAACTTTATTTTTAAATGATAATAACCATAGTTTAACAAATGTTCACTGGTACAATTATTTTAACAATTGTTTTATTCAAAATTTAGAAAGATACAGAAAGGATACTAACTCTGAGTATCTTCATTATGAAAAATATTTTGAAATGAATGTTTTAAAATACCACAAAGATAATTTTTATACATGGCACACTGACCATGGATTTAAAACACCTAGAACTATGAGTGTTATATTGTTTTGTAATGATGAGTATGAAGGTGGAGAAATCTTTTTTAAATTACCTAATCAAAACGACTTTATTATTCAAGGCAAAGTTGGTGATTTAGTTTTATTTCCTAGTAACTTTATGTATGCTCATTGTGTTAAGCCGGTTACAAAGGGAGAAAGAATAACTGTGGTGGGGTGGATTGTTTAATGAGTGCTAATATATTCCCTTTGTTTTCTCAACCTTTGTTTTCTACAGAGGTAGAGTTAGATAACCAAGAATTAAATTTAATAGAGGAAAATTTAAGAAAAGAAAAAATAAATCATAGTGAGATAAATAAACTTAGCGAAGATCCAATTAAAAATAAATTTTATACTGGTCCAGAAAATATATTACATAAAAATCAATATAAAAATTTAGCAAAGGTAATTATTAACTCAATTAAAACATTTAATGATTTATATTTAAAGTATAATACTGACTTTGTTATAACTAAATCTTGGGTTGCTTTTTCTCCAGTTGATAGTAGTTGTGAAATTCATAGACATGAAAACTCTTTTTTAAGTGGTGTTATTTACATAAAAGCAGAAAATAACAGTGGTAAAATTGAATTTGAAAATTTTAATCATAGAGACATTTTAGTCTTTCCTAGAAATGATAACACCATTTATAATATAGAACGTTACTGGATAGAACCTAAACCAGGTTTACTATTGTTGTTTCCAAGTAATTTGTATCATAGAGTTCATAAAAATAAATCAGGGAATGATAGAATATCAGTGTCTTTTGATATCATGCCTACATATTTTATAAATAAATTTAAACATGAAGCATAAATTAATTAAAAATTTTTTAACAAAAGAAGAAATAAATATTCTTACAGATTATTGTAGAATAATGCATAGACAAAATAAAACAAATTTTGACAATCAAAACAGTAATGGTGATTCTAGTTTTTACGGAGACCCATTAATGGAATCTTTAATGTTAAACAAAAGACAATTAATTGAGAAGAACATTAAATTAAAACTGTTGCCTACCTATTCTTACTTTAGAGTTTATACCTATCAGTCTGATTTACCAAAACATAAAGATAGACCTTCTTGTGAAATTAGTGTTACGGTGCATATAAACTCAGACGGAACTCCTTGGGAGATTTATGTTGGAGACAAAAAATATATTACAAAACCAGGAGACGCTGTTTTATATAAAGGCTGCGAGATAGATCATTGGCGAGAACCTTTTGAAGGAGATTGGCACGCTCAAACATTTTTACATTATGTAAATTTAAACGGGCCTAATAAAAATTTTTATATGGATCAAAGAAGAATGTGGGGAGATGTCAAATGAATCAATTAAATATCTTTACACATTCTTTATTTTTTACCGATCAAAAAGATACTGAATTTAAAGAACAAGTCAAAAAAACAAGCACAGTAAACAAAGATAGTTTTGAAAAGATTGTAAAAAATTTTATTGTTGGTCTAACAAAAAATTATAACATAAATAAAAATCAGTTGTTTATTAATAACATTAAGTATGTTGAAGATTTAAAAGAGGAAACAAATTTAAATATTGTTAAACCTAATGTTTTGTTTCAAATAATATACATGTTAGATGTAGATGAGGATTGTGGTTTGTTTTGTTTTGAAAGACAAACTGAAGTGCTTATTGCTCATACTGATTTCTTAAGAACATTTAATTTTATAGCTAGAGAAAATACTGTTTTATCTATTCCATTTAACATTGATTTTAAATTGACTAAAAATAAATCAAATAAAAAAAGAAGGTATATTTATTTTACTTTGGACATAAAATGATAACAGGTATTTTTACTATTCCCCTTCTTATTGAAAAATTAGATTTAAAAACTGATGATATAGCTATTTATTGTAAGGAACTAAGAGACAAGACTAAAACAGCTGATGTAAGTAATAGAGGCGGTTGGCAATCACCACCCTTAACAGGTGTACATGATGTTTTAAACCCTTTGTTTGACGAAATTTTAAAATTAGCAGAAACATATAGAAATTTTTGTTATTTAAAAAAACCATTGTCTATAAAAGATGCTTGGATAAATATAAATAAACACAGAGATTATAATGTTAGACATGTGCATCCAAGATGCCTGGTCTCTGGAACTTATTATGTAAAGACAAATTCTAAAAGTGGTGATTTAAATTTTCATCATCCTTCAGATTTTTCTATGACTTACACTTGGGATGATAGTCTTATTTCAGAGTTTAAAGAACATAACTCTGGAACTTGGATATTGCCTCCTGTTGAAAATCAACTTGTTATGTTTCCATCTTGGCTACAACATTCAGTAGATGATAATTCTAGTGATGAAGAAAGAATCTCAATAGCTTTTAATTTAGATTTTAATTAAAATATTTAAATTAAAACGAATAGCATCTTTTGATGGAGGATTACCTCTATGCTCAACCATGCTTTTATAAACTTTTGCTTGACCCATTTTATCTACGTGAAAGATATTGTTAACAAACGTTCCTCCATCAGTTGTGTGGGGATTATATAAAATACTTAAATAATCTTCTGTATACTCGTCTTGATGATAATCAGTATGGTTTCTTGGAAAATACATATTCCATAAAAATCTTATTATTTTGTACTTCTTCATCTCCAATGTGTCGCAAACTTTTTTTGTTATTTTATATGCTTCTTTATTTAAAGGAGAATCAAAAGGTTTACCGTCTTTCAAGGTCTCAACACTAAAACCACCACTTCTACCAGAAAACAAAGGTCCTATTAAAGCACCGTAGTCTTTACATTTAGTTAAATACCATTGGTGATAACAAAGTTTATTCAATAGTGCTAAATTTTCTTCTTTTGTTAGTATATCATCTATAAAAGTAACTTCTTTTTTAGTATACATATTTAATAGTTCTTTCTTTTAATAAATCATCTCTAATATCTTTTACATCAAAATTAAAAGAAATTATACTTCTTCTTTTTTTTGTCTGATTAACACCAGATCTATGTATAATATGAGATGGAAAAACAATAAAATCACCTTCCACAACCCTTAATGAAATGGCTCTATCTAAATCAAGAGGATCTAATAATTGAGTATATTGATGATTATCAAATTCTAGATAGTACACGCCAGTGAAATTATTAGCGTGAATATGCCAACCATGAGTACCCTGGTTTTTATATTGTTGAAACCATAATTCATGTATTTTAATTGTTTTAAAACCTATTTTAGAAACCATTTTAACTAAATGGTCGTGGATATGTTGACCCGCATATTTAACCCAAGGCCTTTCAAAGTCCGAAGATTGATTCCAATCTAATTTAGAAAAGACATCGTCAAATTCTGCTTTATTTAATTTAATTTTTGATCGATCAATTAACAATAATAGGTTATCTTTAATGTTTAAATGATTATTAAAATGGGCCTTTAAAAGTGGGGTTTCTATAGAAAGATTCATAAAAAACATATAGTATAGTTTCTGTAAAAAATAGCAAGTTCTATACTACCATTAGATAACATTTAAATAAGCAAGCAGTTATGGTATAATACGGCATGCCTTTAACAAACGTACAGATTAGACCAGGGTTTAACAAACAAGTAACTGCAACCGGAGCCGAAGGGCAATGGACTGATGGTGATTTTGTTAGATTTAGATATGGTTTACCAGAAAAAATAGGCGGTTGGCAGCAAATCAATGGTGATACTTTAGCCGGCGCTGTAAGAGAACAATTAGTTTGGGCTGATTTAGACGGTAGAAGATACGCAGCGCTCGGAACTAATAAAATACTAGCAATATATTATGAGGGTTCTTTTTATGATATTACTCCTCTAGATACTGCTATTACAGGAATTACATTTGATACTACAAATACCTCAGCAACAGTTACTGTTAATAAAGTTGCTCATGGTTTAAGTGTAGGGGATTTATTTACTTTTACCTCAGTAACCCCACCTTCAGGTGCAGGTTACGTAGCAGCAGATTTTGAAACAAATACTTTTGAAGTTGTTATAACTTCAAGCTTAGACACTTTTACAATTACAATGGCTGCAGCAGCAACTGCCACCACTTCTGCAAGTGGTTCAGCTACTATTAATCCTTATGTAAAACCAGGCCCATTAACTCAAAGTTATGGGTATGGTTGGGGTACCTCTACTTTTGGTGGAGCTTCAGGAGTTATATCTACTTTAAATGGTGCGTTGTTAGATGACACTAATGGTACGGGTGGTACAGGATCTTCTATTACACTGACATCAACAACTGGATTTCCAACATCAGGAACTATTAAAGTTGGAGCAGAATTTATTTCATATACAGGAGTATCAGGAAACGATTTAACAGGTATAACGAGAGACGTAGCAGGAACACGATCAGCTCATGCCGATGGTTCTTCAGTAGAATTTTATACAGCGTGGGGACAAGCATCTACAAGCTCTTCTGTATTACTTGACCCTGCATCATGGTCGTTAGATCACTTTGGACAAAAACTTATAGCAACCGTAAAAAACGGTAAGACATTTGAATGGAATCCAATTCAAGCATCCGCAAGTGCTTTACAAACCAGAGCTACAGTTGTGAGTGGAGCACCTACGAGATCAGTAATGTCTATTGTCTCAGAAAGAGATAGGCATTTAATTATACTTGGAACGGAAACCACTATAGGTTCAGTCGGAACTCAAGATAAAATGTTTATTAGGTTTTCTGACCAAGAAAGTATTTCAGATTATACTCCAACCTCAATTAATACTGCAGGTACTTTTAGATTAGACTCAGGTGTTAAAATTATTGGTGCGGTTAAAGCTAAAGATTATATTTTAATTTTAACAGACACTTCAGCATATGTAATGCAATTTGTTGGTCCACCATTTACATTTTCAATTAGACAAGTAGGAAGTAATTGCGGAGCCATTGGTCAACACGCAATGAAATACGTTAACGGTGCTGTATGGTGGATGGGTCAAGCAGGAGGATTCTTTGTATTTGATGGAACTGTTAAATCTGTACCATGTTTAGTAGAAGATTTTGTATTTACTAATAAAGGAAACAATCTTGGTATTAATTATAATGCAGGAGAACAAGTATATGCAGGATTAAATCACTTATATGAAGAAATATTTTGGTTTTATTCTAAAGATGGATCAACAGAACCTGATAGAGTGGTCACCTATAACTACACAGAAGATACTTGGACAACTGGATCTTTATCAAGAACATCTTGGCATGATTCAACATTATTTGATAATCCATATGCTACTCAATTTAATTTAACAGGAACTCCTACATTTCCTACAATACAAGGTGTAACAAATATTAATGGTGCAACGACTTATTATGAACATGAAGTAGGTAATAATGAAGTAGATTCTGCAGGTAATAAAACTGCAATACCTGCGTTCATTCAATCAGGAGATTTTAATTTAGCAATAGAAGGTGATGGTCAAATGTTTATGTCTATGAGAAGATTTGTACCTGATTTTAAATTGTTAACTGGTAATGCTGAAGTGACAATTAAACTAAGAGACTATCCAACGGACACCGCAACATCTTCACCGCTAGGTCCATTTACAATAACAAGCTCTACGGATAAAGTGGATACACGTGCAAGATCACGATTTGCTAGTTTAAGAATTGCAAATACATCCACAGATGAAAATTGGAGATTTGGAACATTTAGAGCAGATATACAACCAGATGGTATGAGGGGATAATGGCTAAAGTAGATATTAATATACCAGAACCAACACCAACTTATACTGAGGAAAACCAAAGACAAATATCTCAATCGTTAAGAACGTTGAAAGATAAATTAAATACTTCTTTTCAAGAAGAATTAAAACAAGAAGTCGAAAGAGTTTCTTGGTATACAATGAGGTAATATGAGCCAAGGATGTAACAACGTTAATGTAGAAACAACAG